AACCTTGCCACTAAATAAATTAAAAGTATCTGTATCATGCGTATTAGTTACATCTATTTGGGTTTGTTGACCTTGATGCTCACATACTAAAAATGATTGAATAATAGAAAAAGTAAAATCATCACCAGAAGGTGATGTATAAACAGTGTAATCAGTGTTAGCCAAAGTAATGTTCATATGAACATTCTCCGCTCTTTGTATGTACTGTCTTTGTGAGGATAAATCCATTATCTTTTACCTCTTGGTCTTACATCCAAGCGTATATTACCTACTTGGAAATCTTGTGTGGTACTACCTGTGACTGTCATTTGTACTTGTCTTGCAGTAAACCTAGCATCAGTATAACCATCATTTTCAAAAGTAAATGATCCAAAGTCCGTAACTGGGCCTAATGGAGTAAATCGACCTTTGAAACTGAGGGTAACACCAGGTAAAGAGTTAGCCTCTTCGTCTGGTAATATTTGATTGCATTGCACATAGTTATCACCATTGCCTATTTGTATAGGCCCTGTCTCACAAAATGGTACTTGTGAGTTTAGATTAGGTGAATTATTTAATGTGGTTGATTCATGTTCATAAACAAAGCCTAAACTGTCACCAGCAATAGGGTAAGTAAATGCACCTTGGTCAATCCAAAAACCTCTGTCCATAGAACCAATAGACCAAACATTAGAGTTGTAGTTCCAAATAACATATTTGTTAGAAGTGTATTGTGAATCACCGCTTGGGAATCCCCACCATATTTCATTAAAGTTAGAGTTATGTCCGCCCCAACACGCGCCCCTGCCCGGTACATTAATTTGGTCAAAAACATAATCATGCACTTCGCAAGGTAATTCTCTAACACTACCATCATAAATATAAAAAGCGTTTTCACCCATCCATGCAAGGAAGTTACCAGTAGATACAACTGTTCTTGGACTGATTGATTTACAGTTTGTTCCTGCATCGGCTATACCATAAACAAAAGGTGATCCAGCATAAAACATTCTGTTAATACCAGTATCACTAAAAATAATCACATCAGATCTATATTTAACACCAAACAAAGCTCTTCCGCCTGTAGGTATTTGCAAGTCTCCTGCTGTGTTTGTGGCTTTCGATGTCCAGTTGTTGCGATCTTCCCTATTTGACCAAGCAACATTCCTAGGGTCATCTGACGAGCCTATAGCCACTAAATGTCTTTCATTGGTGACTAAGGTTGATAAGTTGCCTGTGGGTGCGTTGGTTACAACTGTTGCGATGGTATCAGGTGAGCCACCTGAGGAGTCTGGTTGCCATTTATAAATCTTGCCATCTTTAGAAAAAGTAAAGATTAAATCTTCACCCCAGTTATCAAAAGAAAAATAACCAGCCCGTAAAACTAAACCTGATTGACTTCTAGCATCACCATAGTCTTCTTCACCATAATGATATGCACCAAAGCCTAATGGATCATCATTTGCATCATTAACAAAGCCTACTGGTGTGATGTCTGTCCAAGTGTTGTCATACAAGACATAAACTTTTTCTCTTGTACCAACTCCTAAAACATTATTACCAGCATTATCTTTATAGCCATATAAACCTATGATAGATCCGTCTAATGCTGTGGCTCTGAGTTTTTCCCACCCGCCAATAGGTTTTAGATATCCGTTTTCAAAACGCACCAAATCACCATCGACCCAACGCCCTTTATTGGCGTAGTCTGTACCATTGGTTACGATTCCTGCAGGGGGTGTTATTGGAAATAATGCCATTTAGACATTATATATAATTTATGTTTTAAAGTAAGCAGGTAATCCAATCATCGGTCTACCATCATACTTGTTGCTTTCAGCATCTTTACCACTAGCATCATTGTAGTGTAAAAACACTTGTCCACAATCTTTACCTTTAAATGGCTCACGCCAATGCTCTAATTCACAACCACGATACATCAGCATATCGCCTGGTTTTAAGTTTACTTCTACGCCTTTTTTGCCTTCTTCACCTGATGGTTCTAAAAATATAGGCCAATCATCACCACCTAAGTTCATGGTGGTAGATATCTCGCAAGAGTATCTATCTTTATGTCTTTTTAACTCATCACCTTTTTTATAAATTCTTGCATACGAATAAGTTTCAGTTAGTTTTACACCTGACTCTTTTTCCATAATAGGTTTAACTTTTTGCAATAAAGTTTCCATAACGATATCGCCATAGTGTGAATAAGTTTCAGGTATTTGTTGATCGTTCCAAACTCCAAAGTATTCAGTAAACTGTGAAATGTATTTCTCATCAAACAAATGTCTTGCTACTGCTCTTTTATTTAAAAAGTATTGATAACAAAAATCTGCTAACTCTGTTGATATAGCACCTTTAATAACTTGGTATTTATTTTTCTTAAAGCTCATCTGAATGGATATCCTAAATTCCAACACACTAAGGAGTGTCGTATTCCCTTGGTTACTGGTTTGACTCTATGCCAAACAAAAGATGGAAAGATAATCACGCTACCTTTCTTTCTAATTTCTTCACATATTCTTGGCTGTGAGCCTTCGTCTGTGTTTCTAAAATCAAACTCTAAATCTCCGCCTTCATATTCATCAGGATCGGTTAAAGATACAGTCATGCTAAGTTTTCTTAACTTGCCATGTACATTTTGATTTTCAGGATTGTTATAAGGTTCTTCGTAAGAGTCGCAATGCCAATCGTAAAACTGACCTTTCTTGTATTCGGTAAATTGACAAGCCTCGCTAAAATCCCATTCGAAATTCCACCCAGCGTTATAATTTGCTTGATGGATGTAAGGTTGTATTTCGTTGTATATCCATCTATCTGACATCCATACAATATCAGACTTGCGTTTCTTTTGAATGTTTTTAAGTTCTAACTTGGTTAGTTTTTTGTTGTCTCTACCAGCGTTACCTGTAAGAGCCATTTCTTTATTTTGCTCTTGACCATAACGAACAATCTCATCACATATTCTTTCAGGTATGACTGATTGAAAGTACCAGTAATAATATTTTAGATTCATATATAGTTTGCTACTAAAACAATTCTATTTTCATCTATTTTAGGCGTTCCTTGAAAATGATTATACTCGCCATTAAAAATTATAATTTTATCTTCTTCTGCTGAAATTGTATGTTGTTTGTTATTTATTTCAATATAAGTTTTTCCGCTTGTGGTTGTAAAATAAAGAATTAAAACATTATGTGCAAAAGGTAAGTCTGTATGAGAGATGCTTTTCTTTAATGTTTGATGCGGAGTTAAATTTATATTAAGCCTGTAAACAACATTTAGTGATATGTTATTAAAATCAAGTATTTCTTTAAAAATTTTATATGTTTGTTCAAATAAATTAGAATCTATTTTAGGAACAGGATATCTATAAGGCGTTTCTTGATAAGGTCTATCTACAATCGTATGACTAAAATAAAATATATCTTTTGGTTGGTTTTCTCTTTCGTTTTCAGAGTAAAAATGAGTTCTATGTTTAGTAAACCAAGGTATATTTCCCTCTGCTAAAACATAATTTTTATAATCTAAATAATTTTTAGTTAAAGGATTTTTTAAATTTTGTACACTCATCTTCTCTCTCTTAAGAAATAAGTATAGTTTAGATGCGGTTTAAAAGAAAGGTTGATTAACCTGCTTCCCAGTCTCCATTTTTTATTTGTCTAAACACAGATCGTAAATCCCAACAACTAGAAGCATCAAAAACATAAGCTGCTCTAATACCTATAAAACCTGAACCTCCGCTACCTGCAGCAGAACTATGGTGTCCGCCACCACCGCCACCGCCAGTGTTAGCTAAACCTGATGTTGCAACTCCGTTATACCCACCATGACCGCCACCCCCACTTTGAGGCATTGTTCTTTTTGGTCCGCCAAGAGGTGCTGCATTGGTTACACCTGCCCCTCCACCGCCACCACCGAAGTAGCCAGTGCCTGGCGTAGTGTTTGATCCGTCTGTTCCATATCCAGGGAACGCTGGAAATTGTCTACCTGCTCCACCTTGACCACCTGCTTGTGGGCTAGGGTAGAGTGCTGGATTAGGGACAGATGGCCAGTCAGGTGCGCCTGAGGCTGGACCTCCGCTATCAGGGGCTGCTCCACCGCCTCCTCCGCCACCGCCATCAGCACCTGGAAAACCTGCTGAACCTGCTCCTCCATACCCAGTAAGACCACCTGCTGGATTGAGTTGGTTGGGTGATCCTCCTGCACTACCTGTAAATCCGCCTCCGCCTCCGCCTGAACCACCTGTGGTACCTGTTGTTGCTGAACGACCTCCACCACCTCCGTAGGTGCTAACTGTTTCGGGTGCACTTATAGGATTATTAAAAACTGAATCAGCACCTGAAGCATTTACTGCTCCACCGCCACCAACAATAAAAGGGTAAGTTGTGTTTCTTACAATAGGATAGGTTGTACCATGTGCAACTCCCCCTGCTCCACCGCCACCGCCATGATATGCAGCATCAGGGTTTGTTCCGCCACCACCACCACCAGCAACAACTAATAGTTCAACTTCTCTTGTTGCAGGTGCAGTAAATGATCCACTGCTTGTGTAATTTTCGCTGATAGCTTCACCATAAACTGATGTTTGTGCTGCTCCGATTAATCTAGGCATTGGTCCAATTCCCTGCTTTCACATTGTCATAAAGTGCGTTCATATCCCATACTCCTGAGGCATTGGCTACTTGAGGTTCTTTTACAATAACAATTCCTGATCCACCTGCTAGTCCTGCTACATTGCTTCCAGTGAATCTACCTCCGCCTCCGCCTCCGCCAGTGTTAGCTGTTCCTGCTGTTCCTGATGCACCAGGCGCACCATCGCCAGTACCTCCGCCACCTGCACCACCAGCTGCTGCATTAGTTTGAGAGTTTTGAGTTCCTCCTGCTGCTCCGCCTCCGCCACCTGCGTAAAAAACAGGAGAACCTGTAATTGAACTTTCTAAACCTACGCCACCTGCTCCATTTGCGGGATTATCTGTGTTTGTAGAGTTGCTACCTGCTGCTCCTGCTCCGCCGCCACCTGCTCCTCTAAATGAATCTCCCCCTGGTAAAACAGCAACACCAGTACCTCCGCCACCTGCGTTACCTTGTCCTGGTGGGGAGGCTGCTCCGCCTGAAGTTGCAAATCTACCTGCACCACCTCCGCCTGATCCACCAACAAGTCCATTCTGACCATCGCCAGCACCCCCACCACCGCCACCTGTAGCGGTTTTCTCAATTCCAGAGCCTGGTGCAAAGGATGAATTACTTCCATTTGTTCCATTATTTGCACCACCAGTAAATGGTCCGCCAGCTCCAGCACCTCCTGCACCTCCACCACCAACTGCTACTGAGTAAGGAGTGTTTCCTAAAACTGGTGTTGTAGATGTTACTAAACCACCTGCTCCACCACCGCCACCAAAACGAGAACCACCGCCTCCGCCACCTGCAACAACTAAGTATTCAATACTTGTAGTTAGTGGTTGAGTAGCAAGTGTACCGCTAGAGTTAAAAGTAGTGATTTGTTCTGCTTGAACTTGAACTGGATTATCGACACCTACTATTCCGCCATTAGAATTAGCCATGATTAGACCTCATTCCATTGCAAATTAGTAGCATCCCATTCGTAATTGGTTGTAACTATTGGATCACCGCTATAGGTTGATCCTAACCATTTTTGATTATCTTCATCCCAATTGATTAGAACTGGTTCTGAATCTATTTCTGTAATTGTTGGATAGGTAACTGGTGCTTCCCAGTCATCATTAGAATCTAATGACCAAGATGGATAAGGTTGTGGCTTAATAAATTTATTTTTTGATGAATCAAAAGTATCGCCAATACCTGCATAATGTTTTCTAAAATTATTGTTGTATGAAGTTTGTTTCCAAGCTGTTCCATCTTCTGAATGTGGAACGATAGATGCTACAAATGTTTCTGCCTCAGAGGATAGTTCTCCTCCGTTAGCTTCTACATCATCGTTGGATATTACTATTACTCGTAATACTTCGTTGCTTGAATTAAGTTCTGCAAAGTGAGCCATATTTGTACTCCTTAAGCGTCATCTAGTTCTTCGTAACTAATGGTGTAAGTTAAATCTCCATTAGCACTTGCACCACCCTCTAATACATCTCCTTCTTCAAGATAGATGCTTGAGTTCTTATCAATAAGAACCAAAGTAGCATCTG